CACTGGTTGACTTTTCTATCAATTTAGAAATATTGTCTTCGCCAGTTTCAACGTTATAACCCGCCGATTGCAAAGCCCTGACTGCGGCTGATTGGTCTTTTGCAGCTTGAATTTTTGTAGCGGGTATAAATATGCCTTGAGGATTTTCTTTGGTCGGCGGCGCAACAAAACCACCAGCTTGCGCGTTAAACACGGGCTGAGCTGCTTTTTCTCTTTCAAAATTAAGCCGCTGTTGAGCAACACCAAGCTGGCCTCGTGACACGCCAAGCTGACCTTGTGACACGGCAAGTTGACCCTGCGCTGTCGTCTCACCAATGGTCGCCGTCTTAGCAATCGGTGCCATACCCGCAACGGGCAACCCGTAGCCAGGCAATGCTGGGTTGTCTTGAATTGAAACAATTTGACCGCCTGCTTCTTGGCGGGTAATTTTTGGCAACATTGTCACGAGCTTATCTTTAGCGTCTAATAGCTGCAAAACTTTGTTGACGCGATATTGACGAAACAATTCAGGCGTCATGCCTTGTAGCTGTTGAATTTCAGCCGCCCCGTCTTGTGGCTTAAACACACCGTCTTTTATTGCATCCGTAATTTTTTGGATTGCTAACTCAGGTGTTGACGCATCGCCTATAGCGCCCCAAGCAAACTTTAGCTTTTTGTCTTGCAACCCAAAATCACGCTCGCTTATTTGCGATTTGACATTTTGCATGCTCAGCGTTGCTGCGTCTTGCTCAGATAACGATTTGGCAAGAGCTAAACCAGTTTTACCAAATTGCGTTAAGCCAGCGCGTGTGTCAGGCAAAGCCAAATCCCTGCCGCGCAAAAAATTGCGGGCGCCTTCTTCTTCTGCGCGGGTGCGTTCGTACTCTTGTATCTTCAGCGCGTTCAGTTCTTGCGCTTGACGCCCGCCTTGAATCTGCTGTATAGCCGCATAGTCAGCCAACATGTTTGGCTGCTGAATTTCCGGTGCGCGGAAACTCATCGCAATGTTAGGGTTTACGAGCGCCATGATTAGGAACCTCCACCAATCTGCATTGGAATTGTTGTATATGCGTTAGACGGCACGGACGCATACGTCATAGCACGCGACAGCAAAGCGTTGCGGTCTTGACCTTGGCCGTAGTTTATGTACTGACCCAAGCCTTGCGACAGCGCGTTAACACCGCCCATGTAACCAGAAGCGCGGGCCTGCGCTGCTTGAGCGCCTGCCTCACCAACGCCAGTTGCCATCGCTTGACCGGCTTGGCCTAACTGGCCCACAGAAGATTGGCCGACACCGGCCAAGGATTGCAGTGGGCCAAGACGAGCCTGACGCTCAGTTTGGTAGCGATTGAAAGCGTTGGTGTACTCTTGGCTACCCATCTCTTGGCCGTAGCGTTGCGCGGCCTTTAAAGCGCCGCCAGAGATCAGGCCACCGCGTGCAGCGGCTTGGCGGTCAAGTGCCTTTTGGCCTTCTGACAAACGGAAACCGTAGCCTGGGTCTGCTTGAAACTCGCTCATGCCGAACGGCGTGTACCTAGACGCTGCTTCCAGTTCTGGCAACGCACGAACACCGGCCTCGCGGAACGGGGCTTGCAGTTCAACTTGGCGGTTAAATTGTTCTTGCTGAAGTTGAGCCGCACGGTCAGCCGCACTGGCTTGTGTACGCGCTGCTTTATTAGCCATCGTGCCGCCTATTACAGCGCTACCTAAAATTGCTGTTTCAATGCCCATTTTTAACTCTCCTTAACCAACATACCGCCAACAGACTCTTTAAATCCAAGCCGTTTTAAAACATCGTACATGTAGTCATGCCCTGGAGTAACTTGTGTGGTCACTCTACCAGACTGAAAAAAGTTTTTCCACAGACTTTTTGTTAGCCACTTTTTGCGCCACTCTGGCAACACTGAAATGTGTAACTCATCATCTTTTTTGTACACCGCACCAATGATGTCCCCATCGCGTTTAATCGCGCTTATTGTCCAATCTTTTACCGCAACGCAATAATTCTCAAACGACACGGGGGTGCTCCAATCCGTTGCCTCGTAGCCTACCCGAAGCGCTGCATCCCGATCATCCAGTAATTGCGTTGGCATCAGATTATTCCAAAAGCAGGTTGTTGTTGGACGCAGCTTGCATGATGACCCAGTTTGTGCCGTCTGACACCATTGTCGCCCAATTTCCCACAACATCCAAGAGAATTGCCGTCCCAGCCGAAGTGCTGTCAAGCGGTACAACATTGCTTGACGCTGACACCAGAAGCTGCGGCTGCATATTTTTAAACACAACCTGGCGTCCAGTGTAGGCCGATGGCGTTGGCAGGGTGACAGTACAAGTCGAGCCTGACTTGTTGTTGATGACCCAAGACTCGCCATCCGCTAAAGTGAAATCCGCAGTCTTGGTAACCGGCGCTGAAATGGTAGATGTTGCCCAAGATGGCACGCCAGCGGCAACGGTTAACACTTGCCCCGTTGTCCCTACCGGCAGTCTTGTCAGCGTGGTCGTGGTGTTCGCATACAGCAAGTCGCCAACAGCGTAGGAGGCAACCCCCGTACCGCCATTGGCCGCAATCAGTGTGCCAGCAAGCACCACAGCGCCCGTGGTGGCCGTTGCAGGGGTTAGGCCACTGGCGCCGCCCGACCAGCTTAAAACGCCTGCGTTGGCAACAGTAATTGTTCCTGACCCATTGGTGACGGCAATGCCCGTGCCAGCAGTCAAAGTTCTTAGCGTGTACCCAGTTCCATTGCCAATCAACAACTGGCCGTTGGTGGGAATAGAACTTAGTCCCGTACCACCGCTAGTGACGGGCGTAATTCCAGTGCCCGTGCCTGTGATTACATACAGGTTGTAAAAAAACCTGTACCACTCCCTAGACATCAACCCTGTTTTTTGGTCAAGCAACGCAACACGGGGGGCCGTGATTTGCGTGATATTGGGCGTTGTAGCCATTATGAGTTTGTGGGGCTAATCAATATTTCAGCGCCCATGATGGCCGTTTTAACTGGATCAGTCATTGACACTTCGTAAACACGGTCGCGCAGCTTGAGCGTCATGCCAAGCCTGCGCCAAAAGACGCGGCGGTAATACTCGCCGATCTTGCCCATCTTGCTCAAGTGCTCATTCGACCAAGTGTGACCGCCATCGTCAGAAAAGCGCAGCATGATCTCAGGGTCGCTGCCTTGGCCGGTGATCAGTCCAGTGCCCGACTCACAGTCCAGTTGTAGGCTGTGCTGCGCCGTGCGTTTGAGGTTGTTTTGGCCCGTTGGCAATGCTCTCCATGACCGCAACCACTTTTGGATGCCGCCATTGTCAGCGTACACGTCCAAGTCAAGGGTATAGATGTTGCCGCTTTCATAGTCGCCCACTACCGTATTGCCGCCAAAGTTGCATTGGCAGTTGCTGCGGTGGCGGGTGAATTGACCCGTTGCGGTGTTCCAGCCAGCGCGTTCGTGCCACGCTTGCGTAGCCACATCGTAGACCCAAGTGGCGTTGGCCGAGGGGAATGTCAGCACATAAAAGGCATGGCCTTCTTGCTGGTAGGTGTAGGCCACCGCGTCCGAGATGTTGCCGTACTGAGCAATGGCGTACTCAATAGCGTGCGTAGAAACGCGGACGCCAGTGTAGCCGTTGGCGCGGTAGACGATGCCCTGCCCACGGGCATCCGTGCCGAGCCAGAACAGGCCGTTGTCGAGTTTGGCGATAGAGAACGCGGCTACACACCCAATTTCGTTAAAAGCGCCTTGGATGCGCGTTAAAGGGAAATCAGTCTGCCCAGCGTTGTACCAAACTTCAATTGAGTCAGTGCCAAACAGCCATGCTTCGCGGTGGTCTACATTGACGGCAACCAGCCCGTCAGGTGAGCCTTCAGCAGATGCAAAGTCAAGCGGGTCAACTGAAGTGCCATCAAGCAATTCAGTCACCCAAATTCTTTGGGAGTTTGGCTCGTTAAAGACAAAATACCCGTCAAGGTAGCCCACGGTCACAGCGCCTGGAAAGTCGGGGTCAGTAATTTGGGCGAATACGTTGGTGACTTCGTTGTAGATAAATCCATCGGGGTTGCAAGCCAAAAAGATTTGCGTGCCATTGTCAGCAATCGATACCGGCCCAGTGCCGTTTACATCGCCCAGCTTTGTGGGTGTGGCGGTCAATCCGGTGACTTTGTAGAACTCAGTGCCCGACACAACATAGAAGTCGCTGCCGTTGGTCTGGTGCGCCCACAGCGCCCGAATCGGGCCGGTGCCTATGGTTTGCTGGAATTTAAGGCCAGGGGCGCGGTTAAGAAACCCAGGCTCCTTGCCGCCCTCGGGGACAATTTCGGGGAACAGATTGACCATGCGGTTGTCGGCAGCGTTGATGCTGCGGGCAACGTAGCTTGATCCAAGGATCGGCGTCTTCATCAGTAATTGCCAGCATAGATGTTGAACCGCTGCCGAGTCGCCACAATGGCGTAAGGCATTGACATCACATCGTCAGGGTTGTTGATGCGTTTCAAGTTGCGCTTGCTGGTCATGGCAATGCGCTGCACTTGGGGGCTTGGCTCAACGCCAAACTCAGGTGCAATCTCCATCGCCAAGTTGTAGGTGAATGCACGCAAGTAGCCTGGCGGGAATAGCAAGTTAGTCACCAGCGTGGCTGGGTTGCTCAGTTCTTGCACCGAGATAAAGTGCCATTCCAGATCGCGTGTGGGGCGCGGGTAGATGGACATTGTGACATCGGGGAATCCCATGTTCACAAAGATCACTTGGGGGTACGTGCTGGTTACGGTCTTGACCGCAATGCCGTTGTACTGCTGCTGGTTGATGAACTTGATGCCAAACGACACGTTCGTGCCAGGGTCACGGAAATAAGTCGCCTCGTCCAGCAGCACGGGACGCAGGCCAATAAAGTTACCAGTAGGGCCAAGCGTGCGGATGTACTCGCCAGCGGGCCATGTAAAGACTTGATCTTGTGTGCAAAAGACAGACAGGCGCTCAGTGTTCCATGAGTCGATCATCTGATTCATCGCCATCAAACTGTCTTGCATGACAGATGCCGATGACGTTTCGCCTTCGGCTAGCACACCAAGCAGCCGAAGCGCTCTGGTTATCTGATCGCCCGCCGTGTAAATCGCCATGATCAGACTCCTTCGGCTACAGCCT